TCCCATAACAACCTTACCAACGGTCAGGTCAAGAAGCATTTCAGTAAATTTCTTAATGTCGAATGAATTGTATGTATTGTAGTTAGCAGCTTCCATTTGTTGCTTAATACCAGCACCCATCTGAAGCACCCTACCTGATTTACCTTTTTGCATGTATGTTCCTTCAGCAGTCTTGTTTGAAGTAGCATATACAAGCATGTGGTTAATCTCGTCTTGATATTGCATTTCTAGCTCGTATGAACGATAGTCCATCCAAGTAGTCATTAGTTTTTTCGTTAGAGGATCAACCCAAGAGAACTTAACTGGTCTTTCGATCATGTTACCCGGAATTGTATCTTCCATACGAATCATAGTCATGGCGTTCATCATCTTATACGGGAACGTATAGTGAACTCCACCACCTTTAACAGAAAGTTCTTTCTCAACTGGTGAGAAGTCCTTACTGAAACGTTTTCCAGCTACTATTTCCTCGTAAGGAATAAATAGTGCAGGATCGCCTGTTAATAGGCGTACTCTGTATCTCCATAATCCACCCACGTTTGAAGGGTCTTCAAGAACTTGGATAGGATATACTTCATTACGCTCACCTACAATAACGTTTACGTCAGTGAAATAAGCCTCATGGAAGTATAGGAAAAATTCAGAATAATTGAGACCAGCTCTAGCAGCAGATGTTATATCTGTTCCGAGAACTACCTCAGCTTTTGCTAGAGGAACATTTTTCTTACCGTTAGTGGTAATGTCCCATGTGAAATCGTCATCAGTCGCAAACGTCTTAGTTGGAAACTGGTTTAGATAAGCATTTACAGTAGCACCAAGATTCGCTTGATGAATCATTGTTGCAACTTTAGACGCTTGTTGAGGCTCGATACCAAACCTGTGCCCTAAGTGAGACTTAGTTACCAGACCTGTTAAATCCTCTGATTCATAAAGTTGAAATGGTGAAATTTTCATTGTTTTACCGTTTTAAAAGGGTTTATATATTATATTTATTTACTACTATTATTATTTTCCGATTCTACCGAAAGCTGCATCGAACTCACTATCTTCAGCTTCTTTCGATTGAAGCACTTTAGTTGTTCCTGTAACTTGTTTTTCTTTCGATTCAAAGATGCCTCTCATTTTATCTACTGTTTCATTCTTTGCAGTCTTTGTAATCTTGCTAAAATCAGGTTTCATCTGTCCGTTCTCGTCGATGTTAAAGAGTCCAAGCTGGTGATAATAATGTATCATTAAATCAAACGCTTGAGGATTCTTGTGCTTTGTTGCCATTACAGGATTCATTGGTCTCCCATTTTCATCATTTGCAATAGGAACTGTCATAGACTTCATAAGGTTAGCACGAGTAGGCTTGGTTAGCTTAATACCCGGAATGATCTCAGGAGTCTGATCTACAAACTGCTTCATCCTTGCAACACCTTGTCGAACCCTATCTTGACGAGATTTATCGTCAGCAGCAGCACTTTCTTCCATCTCAGTTATATCACCTTTGAATTTCTTAGGTAATACAGCAAGAACTTTTTCGGCTCTAGCTTCCAATTGTTCCAGAGCTTTGTAACCTTCGATTTCATCGGCTATTTCTTCCTTATCGAAACCTTTGATTTCCAGTCCTTTACTAATAATGTCTATTTGAAGCTTTTCGTTATCTTTAAGATCAGCAACTTTAATAGCTGTGTACTTATCGAAATCGTGTTTAGCTTTCCCATATTTGTCTATAGGAATACCTTTTTCTTTAGCTTCATAGAGTGCTCGGTCTTGATCAGTTAACGATTCTTTATAATCGTCTATACCGTCGTTAATTCTCTGTTGTACTGAAATATCAGAGAGTTCTCTAAGGGCAGCAGCCTCATTTCCTTCATTCCTTTCTAGTAATACCTTCCAATCGTCTTCACTAAAATCAAGAAAGACCCCCTCGTCGGCTCTGTCTCGTGCGAAGGCTAAGTATTGCGAAGAAGAAGGAGAAGAGTCGCCTGATCCGTCACCGGACGAGAGGGCTTTTTCTTTTTCTGTTTTAGCTTTTTCAGTCTTGTCAATATTTTCGTCATCCTCTTCGGTCTTTTTTTTCTGACCAGCAGCAATGGTTGCTTGGAGAGCTTCATCAATTTCAATTGTACCGTCCTCGTGTTCTTTGAACGCTGAAGGAGTCTCTTTTTCTTTCTCCTTTTCTTTCTCAGCATCTTCGACGACAGGAGCAACAACCGTTGTTGCATCTTCTGTTGTGTCTGAAATTTCGATTAAACCGTCTCCAAGGTTCATCTCGAATAATTCATCCTTCTTTTCAATAGCCATGTTCTCTTCTTTTTTTATAAAGTTAATATTACTTATAATCTAATACTAATTATTAGATGTATGTTTATGTCTGGTATAGCCATTACTACTTCTTCGGAGCAGGTTTTTGACTAGCTTTCTTTCGATCAGTGATCTCAGTCTGCTTATTATGACGTACCGTTTCTTTTAAATCCTTGTTCTTCAGCTCGTAATCCTTAGCAACTTTCTCTTGATCTAATTTCAATTTTTGAATAGCAAGAATTCGTTCCATCGAAGTATCTCCAACCTGACCTCCTTCTTCCTTTATCTCAGCAACAGCAAGACTAGTTTCAGACTTAAGAATTTCAATTTGGAACTTGTTCTCTCTCTCAGCTTGTTTATCATCTAAAGCAAGTTGAGCTTGTTGTTCTTGAGATTGAATTTGTTGTTGAGCCTGTTGCTGTTGAGCCTTTTCAGTATCAGCTTCATACTTCTCAATCTTACGTCTCATAGAACTCATAGAGTCAGACAGATATATATCCATCAGACCACTAAAGTTAATCTTGTCGTTCTGTAGACCAGCCTGAGCAAGTTGCTTCATAGCGTTAACTAATTCAGCATCGTTAGTTGAATTACTAATCATGATACCATAGTCAGCGTCGTTGAACTGTTGACCGTCGATCTCTGTGATAATAGAACCCATTTCATCTGAGATGTACTGAAGCTTCTCGTGATCCTTGTTCCTCCATGCATACTTCGCAGTCTCAAGTAAAACTGCAAGAACACGCATCTTAGTATTGTCGTGCATCATGAACCACTTCTCTGTAATGTGAGACGACTGACTTACAGCACGTTCTATACCACCTACAGTTTCACGATTCTCAATCTGTCCCTGACGTTGCTGGTTTACACCAGCGATCTCACCAAGCTCACGCTTGATAAAGTCCAGCATCATTACGTGCTGTTGAATATAGCTACCCATTTCAAGGTCAAGTACTTTCGAGTTCTGATTCATCTGACCAGCAAGTTTTCCTGTAGCGGAACCTTTGTTGCTCTCCTTGAACGGGTCTTCTACAGCCCATCCCATGATCTCGGCATAATACATCCATTTATCCATTTCCCAACCTTCCGGAATACGAGATACGTCCATCACAGAAATCTTACCTTTGCTCTTAGCAAATGCAAGTTCTGTTCTGTACATAAATACATTATATAGGTATTGGTAAGGCTTCATTCTGTCCATGAGAGAACGAGACTGTGATGTATTAGTATTGTAAATGGTTCCTACATAACCTGATCCTCCTATGGACTTGTTGCCCATACTACGGAACTGAATAGGTCTTGGACCCCACTTAACATAAATATCTTCTGCAATACGAGTACCTTCCCACCATTCATTGATCCAGAACCAGTCGATCTTCTCTCCTAGTTCCTCTTTAGCTTTGTAGTTCTCGTCTACTAATTCTTTTTGAAGTTCGCCTTCTTCATCATACCAGCTCTTCTCTCCTACTTTCCTCATACTCACCCATACAACCCTTACCACACGTACTTCACCATCATCACTGTAAGCAGCAACATTGTGCTGATTGTAATCACCAAGGTCGATTAAAGAGTATTCCCACTCGTTTACATCAGCATCAGTATTACTTGCGTTAGTAATACCAATAGGATTTTGAACCGGACGGTTCGGATAGTATTTAATAATATCTTTATCACTTGATCCACCAGACATATAACCTTTCTCAATAGCGTCTATTTGAGCAGGTTTCAGATGGTCATAATAATTATCAATAACCCATCTAATAGGTTGATAGGTATCTTCTATTATAATATCTGCATCTTCAACCTGATAACTCGCACCAGTACGAATCACCGTAAGAGAGAGAGGGTCGCATTTCCTTACAACTGGTTCTCCTCCCACTACGTCTACATTGTAGACTTCTATTCCTGCAACAAGTGCATCCTCGAAACCTCTGTTGAACTTCGTCTTCAGGTCTTGTTCTTTCCATAAATACTGTAAATACTGAGTAGCCCTACGCTCACGCAAGTCTTGAACTTCATATTTGCTCCACTTCTCAAGTTTCGCAATTTCTTCAGCTAGTTTTTCTTCGTCGTAATTTTCATCTTCGATAGCAGTCATAAGAAGCTGATTAATCACATTTTTATGATCCTCTTCTTTCTGAGAAACTGCATCTGAGTTAACGACCATAACTCTCCAATCGAAACGTCTCTTAGACTCCTCTCCTATAAGGAGATCAATCTTTGGATTCGCTATTGGATAGTTCTGCATCTTAGCAGGAAAGCTTGCTCCTTTGATTCCCCAAGGATTAACTGCCTGTTCCATATCCTTTTCGTCAAGGATGTCAGCACGTAGATTGTAATTGATTTGTATATCTCTCTTAGTTTGAAGGAGATCACTATCCCCATTATAACTCATATCAAGAGAAGATTCTATACAGTCAACAACAAAAGATTTTTTCTTTCGGGATGTTAGTTTCTTTTGATAAGGGAAATGGGCTGTTCGTTTACTTGTACTTCCTACACTCATATTTTTTAACTTTGCAAAGTTTCCTTAAAATTATTCATTTTTTTCGTCATTAACCCTAATAAAGTCCATCATTGTTTTGTTGCTATAGCCTTTAGTTCCCCCAAAGTGCCTGTCAAAAAACGGATCACCTGCTACAGTAGCACTTTGTTTCTCTCTCAGATGCGTTTTGAATTGCAGTCGATCTTCTCGATATATCATCAGCATAATAAGAGCTGATATATCATCGAAGTTATCTTCTGCATTCCAAGCAATAGTTTCATGTAAAAGAGGCACTGATCTGATTTTGTCAAGATTCGTTATTTCTGATGGTACTAAATTACCGTTTTCATCTTCTATTTCTTCTCCGTAAGCAGGTGTTGTCATCCATTCTACAGATCGTTGTAGACCGTATAGAATAGTACCTCCTGCTGCATAGGTTCCTTTAGAATTGTTACCAAATGTATTAGCCTTGCTAATTCCTTTGTCTTTCAGGATTTCTGGTTCATCACATAACAGATGTAACTGCCCCTTATTATATAGGTATCCATAAAGACCTTTTTTGTTACGCTCATAATTACCTACAGCGTTGTAGTATTTCAAGATTCTTCTCACGGTCTCGAAAAACTGGTCGGCAGTAGCAGGTCGTCCTTTGTAATGACAAACGATTCTGTCAGTAAGTAAATCCAACACTAAGATAGAACCAACTGAGTTCGTCGTGGATTCGTCA